GTACTCATCTGGAGCATCTTCAGCAGGTTTCTGCGCTTCACGCATATCATCTAGCTGCTTTTGCAGTGCTTTCTGCTTTTGTAGTACCTCATCTAAGCGAGCCTTCGGAACCATAGGTTTTTTAGCCGGTGCTTCAGCCACTACCTCAGGTTCTGTTTCTTCTTCTGTACTTTGTTCATCTTCAGAAACAATTTCCTCGGGTTCTTCGGCAACGGTTTCCTCTTCTGCATCCTCTGCCACAACTTCTTCGGCAACTTCTTCGGGTTCCTCTTCTTTAACCTCTGCCGCAACCTCAGCGAAACTCAGGTCTAGCTCAGATGCATCGTCTTCTTCAGGCCTATCAGCCCCTGGCATTACGTCAAACTCTAGTGCTTTTTCTTCAACTGCTTCTTCTTGCTTACTCATATCAAACTCCTATTGGGTGTTCTTACGTGTTTTAGCCGCCGACTGCATAGCGGTAGCGGCTATGCGAGTTGCAGCGTGTGTTTCCGATTGACTAGTTCTGGTCTTGTTGGTCAGGTCAGCAAGCTCTCTGCGCAGCTGTAGCTCCTGCTCTTTCATAGACAGCTGAGCCTGTAGCTCTTGCTGACGTAGTTGCGGCTCTATGTCTGCGACATCTTGTGTCTTCGCGATGTTTACGGCGGCTTCTGACTGTAGCTTGCGAACTTCCGCTTCCAACTTGGCCAAGGTGAGCTGCTCTGCCTGCATCTGCATTTGAGCTTTCTGCTGACTTAGCTCCATCTGCTCTGGTGACTGCTCTACGCCTGTCATCATGCGGATGCGCTTCGCAAGTTCTCCTTTCCTTGTGAGGTGCGAGTACTCGATGATCGCGTCGTCTGGTATCGCCACGCCTGCCTGACGCAGTCCAAGTGCTTCAGCGAATTGGATCTCATCAAACGTGTCTCGGGCTGGTGCTGTAGTAATAACAACATCGTACTCGCCGATCGTAAGATCATTAATAATGTCACCTTCGGGGGTGACTTGGTTCACGACCATAGCCTCGCGAGGCTTGAGAGGGTCTTCTTCGTTAGTGATTTGTACAACCCGCTGCTCTGTATAAAACGCCTGGATTAAATTCAACGTCTTCTCTGCTAAGTACTGACGAGATTTTTGCAGGTTATCTAGAGGCACCTGGATCATTACCGCGCCGCGGTTCTGTTTAGCTTGGATAGCAACACCCGATACTTCGGCACTGTCAGACCCCAGCATAGAATCGTTGATCCCTGAGATAGCCTTAATGTTCGCCTGCGCCTTCATCGCGATTCGATCAAGACCTGTAGGGATGCTGTTAGGCGTAATCTTCTGTGGGGGTGTAGTACCGCGCGCATACTCAAGTACTAGGCCTGTTTCAGCGCCATGCTCCTCGAGGTCGTCAGGACTCATACCAACGAGTGAACCGCTCTCTACCATCCAGCCACTATTAGCTGTGGTATTAACTATGTGCAGCTCTTGACTGGCAATTTTATTCAACTGCTCCTGTGGAGACAGTAGGTTACGCACAACACCGAATGGGTTACCCCGACGGAAATATGCGAAGAATGGAACGACAGTGAAGTCGTTGTATGGTGACCAGTTATCGTGCAGTACGACTTGATCACAGGTTACAGTCCAGCGGACTTTACGCTTCATCTTGCTGATTAGGTTCAGGTTGTACTGCTTAGCGAACTTCTTAGCCTTCGACTCCGACCAGGCATCAGGGCACTCACGCTGATCACCAGTGTCTGGGTCAACAAAGCACTTAACGCGTGACATGATCTTGTACTGCCGCTCAACTACTCGTAGTGCGCGGATATTTCCGTACTCTTCTTCGTCGGGGGATATGGTGGAGCCGAAAAGGTCGTCGCCAGGATCTAGGTCACCATAACGTTGTTCTTCAAACTCTATCGAGTCACGCCCGAAACTGTTGCCATTCTCAGCGATAAACTGAAGCTGTTCAGCTTTCTTCGCACCGTAGGCTTCTTCAATCTCGTCAAGTGTCATCCACTTAGTTTCGAACACCTCGTTCCAAGTCTTAGGATCTGCTTCTTTAGCATCTGGATCTATGAGGATGTCCAGGGGATCTTTGGCAGTTATCCGCACCTCACCTTCAACGTGATCTGTAAAGTCCATACGAACATCGAAGTAACCCCGACCGTCCATAATCAAACCGTCTGAGAAGACCTGCTGCTCAACCCAGTCCAACTTGTTGTTGTCGGCTATTTGCATGAAGACCTTAGTCAGGGTGTCGGCTAGCGCCTGATCGCCGCCTCTTCGCGGTTTAAATCTTATGTCTGCTCGGCGGCTGGATTGCTCACCCAATATAGTATTAACAGTAGGCAGTACTGTATTGATGGTAAGGGCGGGGCGACCTTCGGCTTCTAGCGCATCTTGGTCTTCCATATCCCATTGATCACCACGGTAAAAATCATCACACTTCTTCGCCATGTGTATGTATTCGAGGTGACCGTGGTCGCGGGCTCGTACGTAGCGGTCCCATTGACTCGAAGCTAAATGCTGCTCTTCGGCGGGGGTCAGTCTTACTTTCTGCTTCTTCATATTTATGCGCTCATAGCTGATTTACTTCTCAGTTCTTTACCAAGATAGGGTAGTCGATCGCGCCACGAGGGCTCATGGTAGACGGGTGCTTGATATGTCGAAAATTCCGTCATCATTAAACCTAGCCAAGACAATGCGTCGACCTGATCGTCATGTACGCCGTTTGGAAACCGCAGAAGCTCTGCGACCAAAGGGCCTGTAAACTGTTCGTCCTTGGGCAGGAATACCATGCCCTGTTGCATCCGACCTTGGATGGCTCGTGCTCGAGCCTCTTTGTCCCTTCGCCCAGTCTTTAAGTCCTTAAAGTAGGCTTCAAATAACCCTCGTTCGCGGACACGTTTCTCGAGGAACGGACCAAGGGCCATTTCAATGTGTCCTTTCTCAATGCCAATGATCGAGGGCTTCCACTCTTCATAGAGGTCAAGTATCCGCTCTACGATCTCGAAACCATCGAACCGTCCTCGTACTACATCGACAACGAACAACTGATCGTATTCATCTACGCCGATCACCATACCTACGGTGTAGTCATTGCGATCCTTCTTACCGATCGCCAAATCCCATGCGGCGTAATAGCGCATAGCGCCATAGTCAACGTCGTCCTGGTCGTAGTACTGGACCATGTCCCTAGTGAAGTAATCACCGTCATCAGCAACGGGGTTTTGCTGGTAGAGCGCTGACCAATCACGGGGGCCAACTGCTTTCTCAATTCGTGCTAGTGCTTCTTCGTCGTAGCGTTCACGGTGGAGTGCTTCTCCGGCCTTTCTAAATTGTTCGTCGACCTCTGCCCGTGCTGGGTAGTTAACAACTTCCCACTGTTCGCCGTTAGCATCTGCTGCTTTAAGTAATCTTCCCGCAAGGTCGTCATCGTGCCAGCGAGTAAGAATAACCAGCACACCGCCACCAGGAGCAAGACGTGTGTACGCTGTAGATGTATACCAGTCCCAAGTACTCTCACGTGCGTTTGCGGATTCAGCATCGTCACGGTTCTTTACCGGATCATCGATGACAAGGATATGAGCACCCTTACCAGTAATACCACCACCAACACCGGCAGCAACAAAACCCCCGCCGTCAGTAGTAAGCCACGCTTCAGCAGACTGCGAATCTGGGTCGAGCTTGGTTTTGAAGGCAGTTTTATAGGTTGGTTCACGTAAGAGCTGACGTACTTTACGGCTGAACCCCATTGCGAGCGAGCCTGAGTAAGAACAGCTGATGAACTCGTGCTGAGGGTGTCTGCCAAGGTGCCAAGCTGGGAACGCCACTGACGCGAGTGTGCTCTTACCGTGTCGAGGTGGCATAAAGAGCATAAGTCTTGGAGACTTCTTTTCAGCCACATCTTTAGAGAACTGCTCAAGTCTATTGCAGATGTCTTTATGGACCCAGCCAGCTGTGTAATCTGGGTTAAAACGTTCGACAAAAGGGAGGAGCCGTTTCCTTGTGAGGAATCGGAGAGCGAGTTCTGCTTTAGCTTTTTCTTCAAGAGATAACTCCTCTGCTTCAAGCTCAGGGTCACTTGGCGAGTTTGGTGTCGGTAGCGCATCAACATCGTCCGCTTTGCAATAAACGCAGAGGCCACTTGTCTCAGCGTACAAAGTCGCTGGATGCAGCTTTTTACACCTGGTACAGGTGCGTTTCTCTACGTCGCTCGTCATATATTAGTAGAGCTTCATTTTCGGCTTAGCTTTTGCCTTAGCTTTTGCCTTGGGCTTAGCTTTCTTCTTAGCAGCGTTAGCTTTTAATTTAGCTATCAGTGCAGCGTTAGACTTCTTCGGCTTTAATGAGCCAGAGGCTTTTGCAGCTTTTTCGGCTGCGGCCATTTTCTGGGCGGGAGTCATTGCTGCAAATTCCTTTTGCTTAGCTGTAAGTTTCTTCCCATAGGACTTACCGGCCATTTTCTTCCCATAGGACTTACCGGCCGTTTTCTTCTTAGCAGCGGCAGCTTTTAATTTAGCTACCTGTGCGGCGGCCTGTTTTTTGTTGTGCGGGAATTCAGTACTTCTAGGCATAATTAATCGCTCTCTGGTTCTAGATAGGCTGTGTTTTTGCCAGCGATCTCTAACAGCTCTTCGTCTGACAGACGTTCTAGCTGCTTTGATGTGGCGTTCATGTTCACGTTTACCTGGACGGCTGTGTCGGGCTGAGATAAGCCGTGCAGTTTTACTAACGAGTCCACTGTGTTCTTCATCTCAGTAGCAGTGGCTGACGCTTGATAGGCGTCCATATACATTAGATGTGCGTTTTGCCGCTCGAACTTCACTTCCTCGCGCATCTGCTCGCGGAAATATTGCAGCGCTTGCTGGACCGCTGGCCTCAGTGAGGCTTCTCTGGCGGACTGCGCACTGGCATAACCAGCACCACGTCCTGCTGCAGCGATAGTCATACCACTGGCAATGAGGGTGACGAGCTTTTCTTGCTGCACTGTGAGGTCATTCAGTGACAGGCCCATGTAGGGCATGTGCGACTGAAAATCCGTATGCTCACTAACTAGGTCAGTGGACGGTGACTCCTGGGGGTGTGCTTGATCCATAGAACTCTTGGTCGTCGTCAAAAT